AAAACAGATGGTAACGGACAACTAGAATTTGCTGATGCTGACGTATTTGGTGGTAACGTTATCTACGTTTCTGCTGAACAAGGCGATGACGCTAATGATGGACAGAGCGCTCCAGTTAAAACTGTTAAGAGAGCCTGTCAAATTGCTTCTGGACTAGTTTACAATGCTGACGGCACAATCAACTTCCGTCGTGTAAACATCAAAGTTGCTGTTGGTGACTACACAGAAGATAACCCTCTTATTATTCCAGACAACGTTGTTGTTAAAGGCGACGGTTTGCGTGGTTGTATTGTACGTCCAGCTAATGCTAACTTGGATATGTTCCGTGTTCGTAACGCATGTTACTTTGGTGAATTTACATTTAGAGACGGGGTTGATGATAACCAAGTTCCATTGATTACATGGGATTACGCTACAGTGTTTGACGATCCAAATGCTACTGATGTAACTGACCGTGCTGAATATACAAACTTGCCAAATACAAAACCAACAATTGTTACTTCTCCATATACACAGAACTGTTCAATTATTTCGTTCTTAGGAGGTAGTGGTGCTAAAATTGACGGTGCATTAGTTGAATCTCCAAACGTTCCACGTTACAATATTGAGGCTGAGAATCCAGTCATTGGTGCTATACCTGAACAAGGTAAATCAATGGTTGCTAACGCATATACCATGCTTTCATTTGGAGGCACAGGTTGGCGACTACTTAACGATGCTTATGCACAGATCGTGTCTTGTTTCCAAATTTTCCTACTCAATGGTGTTTATACACAATCAGGCGGATATTGTTCTATTACCAACTCTGCTACAAACTTTGGTTTATATGCGCTACGAAGTTCAGGCTATTCGCCTAAAGCATTTGAATTTGACCGTGCTCATGTTGTGTCAACTGGTGCTAGTGAAGGTAAACAAACTATTACTATTACGGGTATAAATCGAGATGCTCCAGTTGAAGAATTTGTTTTGCGTTTTAGAGATCCTGGTTATAAATTTGCAAAACTATTAATTGATAATAAAAGAGATGAAATTGCACAAGATGTAGTTGATTGGGTAAACTTACAAGTTTCTAATGCAGCTGGCTCGCCAAGTATCTACGCAGGATTTAGTTATAACGAAGCAAAATGCGCAAGAGATACAAGGCTATTAGTAGATGCTATTAGATATGACGCTGCATTAAATTCTAATGCTAGAACTATTTCATCTGTATTAACTTACTTCAACGGTAGATTTGATCCAACTCTTTTTGCTACTCAAAAAGAGCAACATATTGATGCTTACCAAAATGCTAAAACATTTACAGCACAAATTATACAAGATGCAACTTTTGAATCAAGATCTGATGCACTTTGGGACGAAATACTAGAAGTATTAGATGCTGGAAGTAGTGCAAGTGTTGCTGGAGATGATTTAGTAGACGCTAGAGTATTACCAACTGCAATTAATACAAATGCATTAAATGCAAGAAACCAACTTATTGCAAACAAAGAATTTATTAAAAAAGAAATTACTGCATGGATTGCAAGTCAAGTTTCAGCAGGAACTGCTCCATTCTCAACTACGTTTACATACAACGCAGCAAAATGTGAAAATGATGTTGGTTTGATTATTGATGCACTTGTGTATGACTTATCTACTAATGGTAACTTACAAACTATAGATGCAGCTATACAATATTTTGTTGGAACAACTGCACAATTTGGGTCAGGTGAAAAAGATGAAACTATTGCAGCATACAATAGGTTAAAAATTGTTGTTGGTGAAATTGTTACAGAAACAGCAGTAGCAGTTTCAACAGGAAACGTTTTAACACAAGACACTAGCGGAACACCAGCAACTGTAACTGAAGAGTCTTTTGTTGAAGCAAGAATTGGAGAAATTGTTGGCTATTTAGATCAAGATGGCACAGTTGATATAACTCTAATTGAGCCTGATTTAAATGCATTAGGTGTATCACAAACATTACAAGATGACTTTATCAGATTAGACGCAGTTGGACAAGCAAACATTGCGCAAAGAGTCACACGTTATATTAACGAAAGTATTGATGCAGCAAAATGGTATAACTTTACATACGATCAAAGCAAATGTTTACGTGATACAAAATTAATTATTGAAGCAGTAGCAAAAGACACTTGGGATACAGGTAATAGATATTCTCGTAGTGCAGGTTTAAGCTACTTTACTGCCAACCTAGCAGACTCAACTAGAAGTGTATTTGCAGGCGAAGAATTGCAAACAATTGCAGCTATCCAACAAGCTGCTACTTATACAAATGCAGTGATTACAGGTAAAACTGGAATTACAACTGCTATTGAAGATTTTGTCCAAGGTAGATTTAATATTGTAAGTGAAGCAATTAGAGCTCCAGAAGAAATTCCATCACCTGCAGAAGTAACAAGTGAAGGCGATATAACAAACAGCTTTATTCCAACTCCTACTACAACAAACTTTAATGCGGCCACAGATATTAATTTAAACACAGGTGTGTTTACTATTACCGGACATGGATTTACAAACGGCGAAAAATTAATTTACGATAACAATGGAAATCCGTCTATTGGTGGTTTAAACGACGAACAAACATACTATGCTAATGTGTTAGATGAAAATACATTCAGTTTAACATTTGATGACAGCTTAGAATTTCCAGTAGATCTATTTACAAATGCTACAAATAGTGGCACACATATTTTTAGAACAGACATTATAGAATTCTATGTTGAAGAAATTTTAAGTTCACACCAAACATATCAAACATTGATTCTCGAATCAGGATCTGAAAGCTATCATTTTGTTCCTGGTAGAGCAATTCAAGGAACAACAGGTGCAAACAACAACAGTGCATTTGTGCATAGTTGGGAACCAGAAGAACGTAGACTTATTGTAAGTATTGAAGAAGTAGCTGTAGGATCAAGCGTATTGAGAATTCAATTTGATGCAACCAGCACAATTACACAAGACCATTCTCCTAGTCCAAATACAACTATTGCAATCAATGAAGTATCTGCAAAAACTGGATTAGGCACAGCAACATTCTCTATTACAGCTACAGACGGTAGTAGCAGTGTTACAAATACTGCCAATCTACCAGAAAAACAAATATGGTTCCACAGACCGAGTATTGTTAACTCATCTGCACACACTTGGGAATATGCTGGTTCAGGAACAGACTATAACGCACTTCCACAAAACGGTGGTAACACAAGAGCAGAATACGAACAATACGAAGAATTGCCAGGACGAGTTTATTCATCAGGAACAAACGAACTTGGTGACTTTAAAGTTGGTGACTTTATTACAGCGTTTAACAGAACTGGTAACATTACCTTCCGTAACAAAGTTCAGGTGGACGAACTAGATGCTCTAAAACTAAGTCTGTCTAATGTTGCTATTGAAGAAATTTCAACAGATGTGAACTTGGGTGATGACGAAATTGGCGGCCCGAGTAATGCTAGACTTTCAACACAATTAGCAGTAAGAAGTTTTATTTCAAACAGGTTAGGTGGCTTTGTTGACAAAACTGTGTCAACTGCTGCTGTTCCAGGTGCTATTGTTCAGTTGAACACAAATGGTCAGCTCAACGGCGAACTTATTCCTGCAACACGTCAGTTTACCAACACAAACACAGAAGGATATAATTCAAGACTAACACAAGTCGACGAAATTCCAGCAGTTAATTTGTCTGCTGGTGATATCGGAACAGAAAACTTTGAACAAGTCCAATTGACTCTTAGTGGCAATATCACAGCATCAGATGGTGCAGTTATTACACAACCAGGTGTAACTGGTGCTACTGGATACGCAAAAGGAACATTTAGCACCAGTGGAAATATTTTAGTTGCAACAGCAGGACTTGCTTGGGACGAAACAGACGACAGTGTTGGCGATCCTTGGGATATCACAAACAACTTAAACTTGTTTGTTGATGGTGTAGACTCAGGAGTTTATCCAACAAGCAAAGGTGCATCAACTGCTATTATTGACAACTACTTCCTAAAAAGTTCCAACACCAGTCAGTATTTGATATTAGATCCTTCTCTTGATTATAATTTTACAATTGTAAGTCTAAGTAGTGTATCTAGAGCAAGTAATATTCAAACTATTGTTACAAGTTCTGCTCATGGATTATATGTTGGTAACCAAGTAAGAGTCGAATGTGTTGAAGACGAGACATTCAACGTAAACGGCGAAGTTTTATCTACTCCTACATCGACTTCTTTAACGATTGCTAATATTGGTATAGATGTTTCAACTATTAGTAGAACAGGCAATGTTTACAGTGTTGTAACAAGTGCTGACGGTAATGCACAAGGTGCAGTTACAGAAGAAAGATACGGTGTTGCTGTTAATGTAGACAACGCAAATATCACTGGCGGTAGCGGGTATACTCCAACACAAGGTAATATAATTTACGAAAATGTTTCTTTAACAAGTATAACAGGTGTTGGATCAGGTGCAAAAGCAGATATTACTGTAACGGCAGGCGCAGTAAGCGATGTAGACCTTAGGAGAGGTGGCACAGGGTATGTTGTTGGAGATAGATTAAGTGCAAACGCAGCAGACATAGGTGGCACAGGTAGTAATTTTGAAATAGATGTATCTGCTATAGAAAAACGTATATATGTAAATATTCTTGGCGGAGAATTGTTTGTTGCATCTAGTTCAAGTATTGACTTTATCGAAGACGTTGATGCTGTAAACAATTCATTTGATATAGGACTTGACAATGTAATTAGCTTGAACTTCTTAGCAGGCACAACTGCAGGTGGTGGTAGTGTTGATTACACTACAAACAGAATTACTATTGCTGGACACGGATTGCTAGACGGCGATCCGCTTACATACGATACATTGGGCAATGTTGCTATTGGCGGTCTTTTAAATGGTAGTGTGTATTATGCTAAACGCATTGATGTCGATACTATCGAAGTCTACGAAGATTACAGTTTGTTAAATAAAATTGAATTCCTAACAACTCCGTTAAACAACAATCATAATTTTAGTAGACATGCTGTTAACTTAACAGACGATAGTATTATAGTTCAAAACCACGGACTTACAACAGCTGATGCTATAAGAATTAACACATTAACAGATGGGTCTACTTCTAACGCTCTTCCAAACATTGACGGTAAAGAAATTGTAGACGGATCAAGATTCTTTGTAGGATCAGTAACTACAAACTCGTTTACATTACACACACTACGTTCAGATGCGTTGAGTAGTATTAACGGACTTGTTACAAACAGAAAAGACATCGGAACAAAAGGTGTAGGTGCTGCAAGAATTACGCCAAGTAATGTAAGAGTAACTGAAATTGTAAACACTTCAAGTAGAATTAAGTCAAACTGGAACACACTAGCTGCTACAAATATTGATGCAGAAAACATTATTTCTGGAACTATTTCTCCAAGTAGACTTGGTTCAAGTGGGGTTGCTAATAGCGACACAGTTCTATTTGGTGATAGCAGATATGACACTGTTGTTCAAAGTCTAAAAAAAGCAAACACAACAGATAACCCAATCACCTTAACAGGATCAAGTTCAAATGCTGAATTCTACGGTGATCCAGTAAACATTGGTATAGCTAACGCTGACTACGATCCACTTGGAACATTCTCAACACTTGGAACAAGTAGATTCCTACAAACCCAATTTGATGTTAACTCAAACGGTAGTGGTGAAGTTTTCATCAAAGACGGTGTTGTAGATGCAGGAACCTTGGACAGCTTGGATAGTGCTTATTTCTTAAACCCTGCTAACCTAACTAGTCCTGTGCCAGTTAATAGAGGTGGAACCAATATCACAACTTATGCAATTGGTGATCTTTTGTATGCACAATCAGCTGCAAGTTTGAATACACTTAACATTGGTAGAGCTAACACATTCTTAAAATCAAATGGTGTTACCCCCGAATGGGGCACAGCACTTGATCTTGCAGAAGGTTTGGATGTTGGATCAGCTAAACTAAGTTCTAGCAGCACATCACTAGGCCAAGTTTACAATCAAAACGTTTCTACACTCGAAATTGGTGGCGATGCTGAAAATGTAAAAATAGGTAAAAACAGTGATAGCAGAAATATTAGCACAAGTGTTGATACATATGAAGCAACTAACACTCAAGATGTAGTTGTTAATTTATCAGCTATTAATTTATCAACTTCTTCTGCAAGTGCAAACGGCGAAAAGGTATTGTTGTTTGGTGATACCTCTCAAGTTGCATTTGGCATGACTGTGGCCGGTAGTGGTAGTATTCCAGCTAACACAACTGTAACTGGTATCACAGATGACGAAGTATTTTTAAGCCAAGATTTAACAGGTAGTGTTTTAACAGGAACAACTATTACTTTTACAAATACACCATTAACACTTGGTGTTAGAGTAGGAGATACAGTTATTGTTGCAAGTAGTGGGATTGCAAATCTTGACGGACAATGGCCGGTTATTGGTGCAACTGAAAATGCTACTTCTTTTACAATTAGAACAAACAACAACGTAAACGCTAATCCAGCTGTGACACAGATTGGAACAATATCAAAAGAAAATACTATTGTTATTAAAAACCAAAACGTTGTAATTGGTGGTGGTGAATTCGGAACAAGTCCATTACCTGCACTAATTAAAGGCGAAGGCGGCATTGGCACAAATATAGGCGGCGGTTCTTTGACGCTACGTCCAGGCATTGGAACTGGTAATGCAACCGGCGGCGACTTTATTGTTGAAACTGGCGAAGAAGGCACTACAGGAGAAGCACTACAAACCATTACAGAGCGTATGCGTATTGATACAGAAGGTATTATGACTGTAACTGGATATACAAAGTTCACAGATACAACTGGTATAAAAGTTCCTGTAGGAACAAGTGCGCAGCGTCCAGGTGAAGCAGGTATATATGTAACTGCTGCACAAGGTCAAATTCGTTATAATACAAGCGACAGCACATTTGAAGGTTACGATGGAAGTAACTGGGGTTCACTAGGTGGTGTTAAAGACGTTGACCAAGACACACTTATTAGACCAGAGACAAGTGCTGGTGCCGATAATGACGAGCTCGATTTTTTAACAGCAGGCACTCAGCGTATGCAAATTGGTGCAACTGGTGATTTAGGTTTTGGAGATAGTTTAACTAAATTTACTATTGCATATGCAACTGGTAACACTAACATAGCTGGTGATGTTGTTGTAACAGGTGACTTAACTGTAAACGGAACAACAACTACTCTTAATTCAACTACACTACAAATTGATGACAAAAACATTGAATTAGGAACTGTCGCTACTCCAACTGATACTACAGCAGATGGCGGCGGTATTACACTTAAAGGCGCAACAGATCATACTATTACATGGTCAAATGCTAACGATAGTTGGGACTTCAGTGAGCATGTAAACATCATAAGCGGAAAAGTGTATCGCATTAATAACACAGAAGTTCTAAGTGCAAATACACTTGGAACAAATGTTATTAACAGTAGTTTGCAAAATGTTGGCGCACTTGACGGTGGTAGTATTACAAGCAACTTTGGTAACATTAATATTGGAACAAGCAATCTTACAGCAACAGGAACTATTACACTAGGTGCTACAAGTTTTGGTGATAATAATATTACTAATGTAGGTAGCATAGCACTTGATACAATCAGCGGAGACAATGGTTCAAGTATGAACTTTGCAAGTTCAACTGTTGTAAACATTGACAATGTAACACAAGCGACTAATTCAACAAGTGGTGCACTTATAGTAGATGGCGGTGTTGGTATTGCTAAAAACTTACACGTAGGTGGAATACTTAACGGTAACGGTAGCGGACTCACAACACTTAATGCAACTAACTTGTCAAGTGGAACTGTAAACGATGCTAGATTGCCAACTAGTCAAGCAGGTAAAACATTTACAAGCGATATTACTGTAAATGGATTTAGAATTGGTCAAGGTGCATTAGCTGAATCAACCAACTTAATATTTGGCGATGGTGATAGTATTACTACTGGTGCACAATATAATACTGGTATTGGTAGTGGTAGTATACATGGTGCTCTAAGCGGTGATAAAAACACTGCTGTAGGTTATGTGGCACTGAGCGCACTTACAAGTGCTAACAATAACACTGCTATTGGTTCAGACAGCCAAGAACAAAGAACCAATGCAGGTAATAACAACACCAGTGTTGGTGCAGACACAATGGCAAACAGCACAGCTGGTGATGATAACACCGGTGTAGGATATCAAGCTCTTGAGATTGTTACAGGTAGTGATAACACAGTGCTTGGTGCAAGCACAGGTAGAACACTTACTTCGGGTAGTAACAATATCTTGATTGGTAAAGGTATTGAAACTGCTACAAACACAACAAGCAACTTTATGCAAATTGGTAATGCATCAAACAATAGTTTAAGTATTCCTGGTGTTAACACAACTGTTACTACCACAAGTTTTACATATAGCGGAACAAATGGTTTCAGTGGTGTAGGCACAAACTTAACTGCACTCAATGCAAGCAATTTGACAAGCGGAACTGTTCCAGATGGTAGAATCAGTTCAAGCAGTGTTGTTCAGCACCAATTAGATATTACAGGCACAGGCGCACTTGATGCAGGTAGTATCACTAGCGGATTTGGTTCAATTAATATTGGTGCTGATAATCTTACAGCGACAGGTAGTGTAAGTTTAGGTGCAACCAGCTTTAACGATAATAACATTACTAATGTTGGTAGCATTGCATTGGATACAATTGGTGCAGACAATGGTGTAAGCATTAACTTTAACAGTTCAACAGTTGTTAACATTGATAATACAACACAATCAACAGCTTCAACAAATGGTGCTCTTATTGTAGACGGTGGTGTTGGCATTGCTAAAGATGTATATGTAAATGGCACAATCAACGGTAACGGTAGCGGACTTACAAGCCTAAATGCAAGCAACTTAGGCACAGGAACTGTTCCAAATGCACGTATTGACGGAACATACAGCAACTTAACAGGAACTGGTGCACTTGATGCAGGTAGCATTACCAGTAATTTTGGAAACATCAACATTGGCACAAGCACATTTACTGGTAATGGTAGTGGATTAACTAGTGTTGATGCTGCTACCCTAGACAGCATTGATAGCGCAAGTTTCTTACGCAGTGATGAAAACGATACTACAACAGGATTGCTTACAATAAATCGCAATGACAGTGAGCAACTACGTTTGCAATCACAAGGTTCGACACAAAGTCCATACATTAGTTTCTATCAAGCAGGAACTCGCAGAGGTTATATTCAGTATGTAAATGGTGGAGCAATGCGTATCTACAATGATAGAACTGATGAATATCTTGATATCAACAGTGGTGTAAATGGTTTAATATACAATGTTGGCGGAACAAATTATACAGTTTGGCATGCTGGTAATGATGGCTCTGCAAGTGGACTAGATGCAGATACATTGGACGGAGTAGATAGCGGTAGTTTCTTACGCAGTGATGCAAACGACAGCTTCTCTGGAACAATCAGCGGCGCAGGTAGTATTAACATCACAGGCAATATCACAGCCAATGCATTTACAGGTGACGGTAGTGGTATTACTGGTGTCACAGCTGATAATGCTGATACACTTGATGGTATTGACAGCACAGGCTTTATACGAAGCACTGCTACAGCAAGTCAAAACATTTACATCAGAAATACATCACCAACATTATATTTCCGTGATACTGATCACAATGTTGCTATGCTACATACCAATAGCGACTTGTTCTATATTCTACGTGGTGCAGATGACTCAACCAGTTGGGCACAGGTAAACAGTCAGTGGCCAGCTTATTGGAACTTAACAAACAACGATGCTCAAATGGGTGGTAGTCTTAGTGCTGTAGGCGAAGTTACTGCTTATTCATCTGATAGACGACTCAAAGAAAACATTGTTCCAATTGAAAACGCATTGGATAAAGTAAAATCTCTACATGGTGTAAACTTTGATTGGAAAGCAGAAGTTAATGATTTAGGTTTCCATCCAGCAACAATGAAAAACGATGCTGGTGTTATTGCACAAGAAGTTGAAGCAGTGTTACCACAAGCAATTGCGAAAGCACCATTTGATACAGAATGGGATAGCGAAGCAAAAGAGTATAAGAGTAAATCAGGCGAAAACTATATCACAGTTAAGTATGAAAAACTTGCTCCGTTGTTTATTGAAGCAATCAAAGAACAAGATGCTAAGATTGAAGCGCAAGCAGCTGAAATTGCAGAATTGAAAGAAATGGTGAAAAAACTACTCGATAAATAGGTGTATGCCGGATTATTCCGGCAACACCGTTGACACACATTAAATAGTATGTTATTATTATAAAATAGGAATCTAAATGGCGTTACCGAACACAGGAAATACAATTACAATGTCTCAAGTAAGAAATTACTTTGGTGGCACTGCTACGCCTATTTTATTAAGAGGCACGTTAGGTGCTTATATTGGTATTTCTTCTGGTTCGATTAGTTTAAGCGCATCATTTGGTGGCCTAGGAACATAGGAGCATATTATATTATGAAAAGTTTATACGAAGTCATGAATATTGACTTGGCGCAAGAATATACTAAAGCACGTAAACATGCAAAATTAGCAGCATTAGAACTTGATCAAATTACATTTGACGAAGCTACTGCTATGGTTAATGCAATGGATATTCCAGAAGATGACGACAGATATCATTGGATCAATGTCATTGCACATAAAGCAGCAGCAGACCTACTTGCTTTAGGAAAAGTGCAACCAGAAAATATGGTAGAAATGGCAGCACTATCAGAAGAAGATTTTACAGAAGCAGTCGCATTAGCAGTTGGAAAAGCAAGAACACTCAACGATCAAACAGTAGCCGCAGAGGCAACACTAAACACTGATACAATTTCTGAAAAAATTACCTAATGAAACTTGCTATATGTGTGCCGGCAAGAGATCTTGTTCATGCAGGATTTGCTCTTTCTCTAGCTAAAATATCTAAAACAATTGATTGTGAAATTTTAATTAACTTAGGAACCATCATTCCACAACAACGCAATCAGTTGGTAAAAGAAGCATTAGAAAAAAATGCCACACATATATTATGGCTTGACAGCGACATGCATGTTCCTGAAAGCACAGCAATAAAATTATTAGCGCATGATAAAGAAATAGTAGCAGCAACCTATAGCACACGTATGCCGCCGCATCAAAGCGTAGCATTTGTAGATTCTAATGACTTTAACAAAAGACTTACTGAAACAAATGGATTACATAAAGTTTGGGCAGTAGGAATGGGTTGTATGTTAGTAAACACTAAAGTATATGAATATTTAGAACAACCGTATTATCAATATGTTGATTATAAGGCAACACAATCGTTGATGGGTGAAGATATATACTTTTGCAAAAATGTAAACGATGCAGGATTTGACATTTTTGTAGACGCTACATTAAGTAATAATGTAGCACATTATGGAACAAAGAGTTTTACATTATGAGAGCATTTGATAGATTTGAACGCTATGGACAAAAAATTTACAACGGACAAGATGTTCTAAAAAATCATTTTTTACATTCATATCCTATACATTACACAAAAGATACAATGGATTATTCTGTTGTAAAAGATTATCAAGATCATGATTATGTATGGATAGTAGATAAAAATATAGAAACATTACGCACTTTTCCTTGGCATTTTAGACCTACAGAAGTTGGAATTCATTGTTTTCCGTATGTGTATAAACGTAGTAAAAGAATAATAAGTTGGGACAAAGTTAAACTGGTTCCTACAAAAATTGATACAGAACACAGAATTGAACAAAAACATATTTGTGCAAAATATGACGTTTTATGTGGCGAAGAAAGTTTCAACATATTTTTTATTGGTAAAGAATCCGACGATGAATATCAAAAATTAATCAAACGTTTTCCAAACATTGAAATTGCACAAGATTATTACGATGCACAAAATAAATCAGATACTGATATGTTTTGGTTAGTGCCAAATGATGTTGAAGTCAGTGAATTTTTTAAATTTTCATATATGCCCGATGATTGGAGTCAACAGTATATTCATGTGTTCAGCAATGGTTCTGCACGTAGTAAAGATGGAATCATTTTAGGCTGTAAATATTATAATCCCACAACTAACGAATTACAGCACAGATTTTACGCTGAGAAAAAAGATGTAAGCATTGTAGCAAGTAAACCAAAAAAATTCCCACAATACAATTTTAATTCATACGAAGAATACAGAAAAGTATTAGATAATATCGAGGGTGATATGTTTTGGTGGATACCTAATGACGTTGAACTTGAAGAAAACTTTGATCTAAGTTTTTATATAGATCATATGAATCAATACGATAGGCATATAAATCATGTGTTCTTAAATGACAAAAGTTATGACGGTGTTATGCTGTTCAGTAAACATTGTCCTATAGGAAAAAAAGAATTTGAACACAGATTTATTGTAGTGAAAAAAGAACACGAGGTGGTAGCAAGCCGTCCAAAAAAGTTTGATACGTTTGTAGTTAATTCTTGGTCTGACTACAAACGTGCTATGGAAAATACAACCACAGAAATGTTTTGGGGTATACCAAGTGATGTAGATGTAGTGAAAGAATTAGATTTATATTTTTCACATCACAATCAATACGACAGAAATATTACACATGTTTTTCTAAATAAAAAAACCTACGACGGTGTTGTATTATACAATGTTAATACAAAGTTATCAAAAAAAGAAGTAGAACACAGATTTTATTCTAAGAAGAAACAATGGGAAGAAGTTTATAGTATACCAAAACCTTTTGATGTTTTTGAAGTAGAAACTTACGAAGATTATATACATGCAAAAAGTTCTGCTACAACAGATATGTTTTGGCTTTCTAGTCCACAAATAAACGATTATCAAAGCGCAAGAGATCAATTTTATATCAGTCATCATGATATCATAGACAGAAATCAAGTTCATGTGTTTGAGCACGACCACGATGGTATTTCAAATTTTAATGGGCTTATGTTAGTTCCTAAAAGTATAAAATTAACTGAAAATGAAATATCACATAGACATCCTGTAAACAGGAAAGAGCACAACACAATTATGAGTGTGCCTGCACCTTATGAATATTTTCAAATTGACGATTACGACGAATATGTAACTGCACTTAAAACTTCAAGGACAGAAATGTTTTGGATGAGCAGTCGAAATATCAATACAAGTGGTTTTGATTTTGATTTTGTGTTAGAACATAGCAATACATATGACAGGAATATCAATCATGCATTTTTACACAAAGTAGATGATCATGCTGGTTGTTTGTATAATGGATTATTTTTATGTAGTAAACACAGCCCTTTAACACAAAAAGAAGTTGAGCATAGGCATCTTGTTAATGTCAAACAGCATAGTGTTGTAGGAAGTTTTCCTGTAAAGTATGATAAATTTATCATTGACACATACAGCGATTATTTGTATGCGTTTACGCACAGCAAAACCGAAATGTTCTGGGGAGTGTGTAGTAATTTAGAAGATGACGAAGATTTTGATTTTACATTGAGTTTTACACACGATAACAAATATGATAGAAGTATAAATCATGCATTTCTCAATCAAGGATTTGACAGTGTAAATTACAATGGATATTTTTTGTTTAGTAAAAAATCTCCTGTGACTGAAAAAGAAATTGAACACAGACACATTTTAAATGTAAAAGAATGGAAAGTTGTTGCAAGCAGATATGCTCAGTATGATATACACTTTATAGATACATACGATGAATATTTAGAAGCAATGGAAAAAAGTGTTACTGAATTATTTTTTGCGGTAAGTAGAAACATTAACACTGATAACTGGGATTTTGATTTACATTTTGACCATACCAATAGATTTGATAGATTTACAAATCATGCATTTATACATGAAGTAAAAGGAATGCAATTGTATAATGGTGTATTTTTATTAAGCAAACACAAACCAGTAACACAAAAAGAAATCGAATATAGACATATAGTTGATGCAAAACATTGGGATATAGTTGCCAGTAAAGAATGTATGTATGATGAATTTGTTATTGAAACATATGGTCAATACTTAGATGCTTTAAAAGCAAGCGATACAGAAATGTTCTGGGGATTATCAAATAACATTGATACAAGTATTTTTGATTTTGATTATTATTTCTCTCACGATAATGAATACGATAGAAAAATTAACCATACATTTTTACATGAAGTTAATGACAAAGGATATAGAAACGGTTTGTTTTTGTTCAGCAAACACGCACCTGTTACAGAAAAAGAAATTGAACACAGACATTTAGTAAAAGCAAAAAATTGGCCTGTGGTTGCTAGTATACCTGTAAAATACGAAAGATTTGTAGTAAACAACTACACTGACTACTTGTCTGCAATGGACAGTGCAACAACTGAAATGTTTTGGGCTATACCTAGTGATGTGGAAGTTGATATTGATTTTGATTTTGAAATGTATTTTACTCATGATAATGTTTTTGATAGGAATACAAATCATGTGTTTAAAAATGGCAAATTTTGGGATGGCATTGCTCTTATGTCAACACATGCTCCTGTGACACAGCAAGAAGTTGAGCATAGATTTTATGCTAACAGTAAGAAACATGATGTAGTTGCAAGCACACCAAAACCTTTTCCTGTATATAATATTGAAACATATAATGATTATCTCAATGCATTTGATGAATCACCGTCAAATATGTTCTGGGGAACTACACCTAATATTAAAATACGTGAAGATTTTGATATGCGCATGTATATTGATATACACAACAGTTATGATAGAACAATTAACCATGCTTTTAAGCATAGCGTGAACGGTAAAGAAAAATACAACGGATTATTTTTGTTTACAAAACATGCACCGTTAACACAAAAAGAAATTGAGTATAGAACTATAGGTAGACGTAAAGAATGGGATATTGTTGCTAGTGGCCCTGTAGTGTATGATAGGTTTACAATTAACACATATAACGATTACAAAAAAGCATATAACATGTCAAAGACAGAAATGTTTTGGATTATACCAAGAGAAGTCAATATAGAACCTAATTTTGATTTTGACTTGTATTTTTCACATGACCAAGATTTTGAAAGATCTACAAATCATGTGTTTAAAAATGGCAATGCTTGGGATGGTGTAGCACTAGTAAGCAAAAAATCTAATATTACAGAACGAGAAATTCAAATGCGGTTTTTTGCAAACAAAAAAGAATACAATATTACAGCTAGTCAACCAAAACCTTATGATATTGTGTTTATTAGCAAAGATGAAAAAAGTGCAGATGAAAACTTTGAAAGATTATTAAATCAATTTCCAGACAAAACAATACACAGAGTTCATGGCATTGAAGGCATTCATCAAGCACATATCATGGCTGCAAAAACTGCTGAAACTGAGATGTTTTATGTAGTAGATGCTGATGCACAAATTGTAGATGATTTTAACTTTGATTACTACATTCCTAATTACGATCCTGATAGCAAACGCACCGTTCACGTTTGGAAATCTAAAAATCCAATAAATGGACTAATTTATGGTTATGGTGCTGTAAAACTATTGCCTAGAGAGTTAACATTGAATATGGATACTAACAAACCTGATATGACAACAAGTATAAGTCCATTGTTCAAAGTAGTAAACAAGATTTCTAATATTACAAAATTTGATACAGACGAATTCAGCACATGGCGCAGTGCCTTTAGAGAATGTGTAAAGTTAAGTTCACGTGCAATTGACGGACAACTAGATGAAGAAACTGAATTTAGATTGAATGCTTGGTGCACAAGAGGTAAAGATAAACCGTTTGGTAATGCGGCGATTAACGGTGCTAATCAAGGCAAAAAATACGGTGAATATGCTGCTAAAAACTTAGATTATTTAAATAAAATTAATGACTTTGATTGGTTATACGAACAATTCAATAAGTTCAAAAACAGTTTGTAATTTTTGTTGGTTTTGTTTACTGCGTAATGTATTTGCTAATCCGTTGTGCAGAGGCTTTGGCCAACTGTTAAATGATACCCAAGCATAGCCGTTGTGTTCATTATTTAAAACTGGGATAAATTCTTTTTCAATTACACAAAGATATGTATGAAATAAAAAGTTTTCGTCTTTGCTTATAAATGTTTCTAATGGTATTGTTTTTTTGATTTCAGGAATACTGCCTATTTCTTCTCTGATTTCTCTACGTAAACCTTCCCAAGCAGTTTCTTTGTCTTCGTTGGTTCCACCAACAAGACCCCACACGTTTTTATTCTTACTTTGTGTTCTATGTAGGAATAAAAATCTTTGTGTATCTAATGTATAAAATAGTGCACCACTACAAATAATTTGACTCATATATATAATTATGGATCAAGGTATATTTCCCATGTTCCTACTGAATATTCACCTTCGTAGCTTTGTATCCATTCTTCGCCTGTCCATGTATACATAACATTAGTGGCTAAATTTCTTTGATTAATACCATTTGTGCTATCTGTGCTATCAATTACAATGTGCCAACGGCTTCCGTCCCATTCAATAACATCATTTGCATTTGCTACAAAATCTGTGCCGTTGGAATTTTTCCAAGCGTCTGGACCATCATATAGATAGTTATATGGAGTATCACCTACGTCTCCTCCTACATTTTCGCTTGGATTTAATGGTTCTAACAATAGCAGTCTGAGTCCAGGTGTTTTATCATTAGTTGGATTGTATATCGAAGGTTCAACAATTTTATCAAAACTTGTGTAGCTGTTTGAATTTCTTGCAGGTCCTTCAATAATATCTCCTGTAGGTAAAGTGTCTGTATCCCAGTTGACAACCAATTGCGTTTCGTCTAAACTGTTTAGTGTAATATCTCCTATTACAAAACTACCACTTGCTGTCTGCAAACGTATCTGGCTTAATCCGGCTGTATATGTTCCAGGATAAGATTCAATTACTGTTCTCCAATTGGTTTTACCAACTACATTTTTATCAATTAATCTAGCTGTGGTTCCTAAAATATAAACACCATAATTTCTATAATTGTGTGCCACTGTTGACCTTTGTGATACTGTCGCTGTAATATCTGTTTTAGTTGCTGGATCGCTATTTATTGAAGTGGTTTTCTTAATAGGCACAGGAGTATCTGCATATGCACTAAGTTCTGGAAATGAGTCACCTAAGTTAATTGTGCCTCTAGTTTCGTCAAATATATTTGTAACAATTTGAGTAATAACACCAAGTTTTTTAACTTTAGCCGGTGGTGAAATAAAGATAGGTGTGCTAAAAGAAAGTGTGCCTACATCAATTTCACTGTCTACGCCAATCGGTTGTGTTCTGTTAGAAAAACTAATTTGTTCTAAATATACAGCAGTCAAACTTGTCCAATCTACATAATTATCAGTTGTCTGTATTTCCAAACTTGGATTAAACATCATTAATATTTGTTCCATAATTTGTAATTTTTGATCAGTGTTGCTGCTCCAAATATCTAAGTTAACTCTCAACATATAAGGTGTAGGCATAATACGTTCAACTGTATAATTTTTGCCTTGTGTGTTTAAATACTCATTACCGTTTTCGTCGTATGCACGTTCTCTGATATTAACTTTTTCTACATAACTAGCATCTGCTAAACGTTCTCTATCTAATTCTAAGTTAGTGATATATACAGCCATACGTGGAACACTAGGCAGTTTATTTTCACTGTTGTCTCTAATAATATTTGCAACTTGTCTTGTTAAATCACCGTAGGTGACAGGAATACTTTTAATTGTTCCATTGCCATCTTTATATGTAAAGTTACTACACAATCTAATAATTTGTGTAATATATCTTCTAATTTGTCCGTCATAAAAATGTTGCATTAGTTATCTGCCTTTGGCTTTAACGCTTTACTTATACTTTGTCTTTCTGTAACACTTTCACCACCTATTGTCGATGTAGTTGTATTGTTTACAAAAGAGGTCTTTTGTGTTCTACGATCGTCTGTGTTACTTAATGTCATTCTGACGCCGTCTTCCATTTTCACCCATCTACTTCCGTCATATCTAAATAGTCTGTTTGGAAACATATCTGTTCTTAAAAAATAGTCTCCTGAAAAACTAGATGTCGGAAAAGTTATACCACTACCAAATGCTTCACCATTAGGAGCAATATTATCTCCTATGAGATAACCTTTATATCCTTCTCGAGCAGGTGTTTGATTTATTCTATCAGCTAGTATATTTTTTTGAGATACATCAAGCGTATTAATATCTGCTGTAACAAGCTCAGGAACTCCAGTGTTGTCTACTTGTAATGTATATAAATTACTTGTATCATATCCACTTTTTGCTGAATCTGCATCTGCTTGTTGAACAATAGCATTATTGATATTCATTTCCGTTTCAAACGTGCTTAACACATCACGTAATGTGTTTCCTTCTTCGTCACCTGCAGGCAAATCAAGAATTTCGCTAAATTCTTGTCCGTCATAAATTTGTTTTAATTTTACTCTATATAAATGAGGATACCAAGTTTGTGAAAAACCTTCTGCTGCACGATTTACATCTTCTACTACATAATATCTTTTTAAAGCAACACTATAATCATTAAGTGCATATTCATCCTTTAAATGAGGAAATTCTATAACATCACCACTTAAAATTTTTCTACCAAGAGTCTTCACGCTGCTATTAATATGTATTGTCATAAACAATGTATCATTTTGTAAAAATAATCCAAATTGACTTAAATTAAAATCAGTGTCTGCAACATTATAAATTGCTCGCATAGTATAAACATCAGTGTCATATTTTCTATCACGATTTTCTAAAAATAGCAAATCCTGTATATTTGTTTCTTTTACAGCATCGTATTGTGGTGTTGTTGCAGTTGCATCTACATCGCTTGGATTGACTGACCCTAAATATTTGTGAATATTAATATCAGTGCCGCCAATACTAAACTGTTCATAGATAATTTTATCTAAGAATTCGTAGTCATTTGTTTTATTTGGTCTATATAATGATAAACGTGGCATATGTATATTTAGCATAAATACTATTGGAGAAGATCAATGGCCGATTTAGTAACACAAAAACAAGAAATATTTGATTATGTAAATGCGTTCTTAGGCGGAGGCATGGTCGATGTGGAACTTGATCCTATACATTACGAAAGTGCTTTGATTAAGGCACTTTCAAAATATAGACAACGCACAGAACACAGCGTAGAAGAAAGTTATATTTCTCTAAAATTAGAAGAAGATAAAAACAACTATACATTGCCACACGAAGTTGAAGAAGTTAGACAAATATATAGACGTAGTGTAGGCTCACGCACTGGCGGTGGTGACGGAGGTTCCTTATTTGAGCCATTCAATTTAGCTTACACTAACACTTATTTGTTAGCAGCCAGCGGAGTAGGAGGACTAGCTTCGTATGAATTGTTTGTTCAACGTCAAGAATTAGTTGGACGTATGTTTGGTAGTTTTATTGAATTTACATGGAATAGCTCAACAAAGTTGTTAACAATTTTACAACGTCCTAGAGCAAACGAAGAAGTGTTACTATGGTGCTATAATTATAGACCAGATAGTCAATTGCTAACCGATTATAGAGCCAAACAATGGATCAAAGATTATACACTTGCTGGTTGTAAATATATGCTAGGAGAGGCACGTGAAAAGTTTGCGACTATCGCAGGTCCTCAAGGCGGCACTAGCCTTAATGGAGCGAGTCTTAAAGCAGAAGCACAAAGTGAAATGGAAAAACTAGAAGCTGAAGCTGCACTAGCATTAGCTGGTGGAACAGGCTACGGATTTCTTATAGGTTAAAGATCATTATCATGCACATAAAGTTGTATTAGTGCGTAATGTAAAATTTTTAACAAATCTTTACGAGCATCATCACGGGTTCCTTTTTTTCCATAACGGTTTGCATATTTGTCAACATTCCCCATACAAAAGCCAGTTCCGTGACCTCTATCAATGATTACTTCTGTTGACTGAAATTTATTACTGCTGTAATGCCCATCGTATGTTTTATCAATATATTTTGAAAATTCTTCAATGTATTTGTTTTCGTCAAACTTATAATCAATGTTCATATAATGCTCCTCTTAGTATCATTTAATATAACAGAGTTTTTTACAATTGTCAAGCATAAACTACGCATATAACCGCTAAAATCGCGGTATTTTCACCGCATACTGATAAATATTAATAGCAACAACATATCCACGAGGAGAAATTAAAATGGCATTAACATCACCAGGTGTTCAGGTTAGCGTTATAGACGAGAGTTTTTACACTCCAGCAGAACCAGGCACAACACCTCTTATCTTTGTAGCAACTGCACAAGATAAGACAAACCCAGGAGGCACAGGTGTAGCCCCGGGCACAACAAAAGCAAATGCAGGTAAAGTTTACTTGATGAGTTCACAACGTGAACTATCAGAAACATTTGGGGATCCAGTTTTCATAACTGATGCAAGTAACAACCCAGTGCATGCCGGAGAACAAAACGAATACGGACTACAGGCAGCATACTCATTCTTAGGAGTAGCAAACAGAGCGTATGTAGTTAGAGCAGATTTAGATTTAAATGAAATCTCAGGAAGTGCGACCGAGGCAGCAGGCAAACCAGCAGATGGTGCATGGTGGTATGATACAGATGATACAAGATATGGCGTGTTTGAATGGAACGGCGCAGCAGCGACCACAACAAACGGACAAACTTTCTCAAATAAAGTTCCAACAATTATTACAGATTCGTCACAAACAAGCGGCAGTGCTCCTTACACTCCAAAAACAAGCGTAGGTGCAATTGGAGACTACGCTGTTGTTGCAGTATCCAATGTAAACCGTCTATGGTATAAAAATAGCTCAGGTGCTTGGGTAGAGGTAGGTTCTGATGCTTGGAGAGCAAGCTGGCCATTTGCAAGCGGAACAGCAGGAGCAAGTGCTTCTGGCACAGGCACAATTACATTTACAATTAACGGTGTTGCAACAGCAGTAACAACAACTGGCACAACTGTGACACAAATTGTTTCAGATATTAACACAGCCGGTGCAGGAGTAGGTATTAGTGCAAGTTCAACAGGAAACAAATTGAACTTGTTTTATGATGGGCGTACAACAGATGTAGATACAATTGTAATGTCAACCACAAGTGACGTATTAACTGATTGCGGTATTGCTGTAGGCACTTACAGATATACAAGTTTTGCAAATGCACCACATACAAGTGTTCCAGAATGGAAAACACGTGATTCAAGTCCAGCACCAACAGGTAGCGTATGGCTTAAATCAACCGATCCAAATTTGGGTGCAAAATGGAGTGTAAAACAGTATAGTGCTTCAGCAGACGCATGGACTACAGTAAGTGCTCCAATGTATGCAACAAGCCATGCTGCTATTGCAGCTTTAGATTCAAGCAACGGCGGCTCAGGAATTGCAGCAGGTAGCGTATATGTAAGATCAAACGTTGCAGAAGACGTGTTAGGCGGCAAAGCAACTTTCCAAATTATGGTAAGAGCAGCATCAGGTGCAACAAGCATCACAAGTGCTGCAATCACATCATCTACATTCCCAGCAGGCGCTGCAAACTTCCAAATGCAATCAACTTCAACAGGAAGTGCAAGTCTAAGTTCACTTACTACTGTTAGCATGACATTTACTGGCGCAACAACAGACGCTGACGAAATTGCAGGAGCAATCAACGGCGCAGGAGTTGCTAATGTAAGTGCAAGTGTAAATAGCAAAAACCAAGTTATTGTTTCACATGCAAATGGCGGCGAAATTAGATTTGTTGACGGAACAAACACACCATTAAACACTATGTTTACAGTGTATGATTCAACAAATCCAAATTCAACCAACAATTTCTATTTTACACCAGGCACAGATACTAATACATCACCAAGACAATTCAATGCAAGTAATTGGAATGTGCTTACATACACAGCCAAAGCAACTGCTCCTACAGCAACACCAGCTACAGGACAACTTTGGTATAGCAGCGTAATTGATGAAGTAGATATGATGATTCATAACGGAACTACTTGGGTAGGTTATAGAAACTTTGATCATGCCGGCGACGGAAACATAGGAGCATCAAGTGCAATTGACGATAACGGTCCAATTGTAAGTGCAAGCGAACCAACAACACAAAGTGACGGAACAACTGCATTACAGAACGGAGACTTGTGGATTAGCACAGCAGATCTTGAAAACTATCCTACAATTTACAAGTATAACGGTGATACAAGTAAATGGGTATTAGTTGACAAAACTGATCAAACAACAGAAGCAGGTGTGCTTTTTGCTGATGCACGTTACAACACTACAGGTGCTAACAGCAACGAAGCAGGTGCTATTGCAGATTTGATTGACAACAACTTCTTAGATCCAGATGCTCCAGATCCAGCATTATATCCAAAAGGCATGCTACTTTGGAACACACGTAGAAGTGGATTCAATGTAAAACGTTATGAGCGTGATTACATTGATGTAAACGGCACAAACCCAAGACAAAGTGATGCCTCAATGAGCGGTTATCATGCAAATCGTTGGGTTACAGAAAGTGCAAATAATGCAGACGGTTCAGGTAGCTTTGGACGCAATGCACAGCGTAAAGTTGTAGTGCAAGCATTACAAGCAAGTGTAAACAGCAACGAAGACATCCGCGATGATGAATCAAGAAACTTTAACTTGATTGCTGCACCAGGATATCCAGAACTAATTGGTGAAATGAACTCACTTAACACTGACAGAGGCTTAACAGCATTTGTTGTTGGTGACTCACCATTTAGACTTGCATCTTCAACAACCGATTTACAAAACTGGAGTTCTAATGTTAACCTTGCAGTAGAAGACAATGACAACGGACTTGTTACAAGAAATGAATATTTGGGTGTATACTATCCAAGTGGATTTACAAGTGACAATGCAGGAAACAACATTGTAGTTCCACCATCACACATGGCACTAAGAACTATTGCACTAAACGACCAAGTTGCGTATCCATGGTTTGCACCAGCAGGCACAAGACGTGGTAGTGTTACTAACGCAACAGCAAGTGGTTATGTTAATAGCGAAGGCGAATTTGTAAGTGTAGCACTTAATGAAGGACAAAGAGATACACTATACAGTAATGCAGTAAACCCAATTACATTTATTAATGGTGCTGGGTTAGTTGTATTTGGACAGAAAACAAGAGCTGCTAATGCAAGTGCATTAGACAGAATCAATGTTGCACGTCTAACAGTATATCTACGCAGCCAACTTAAGAAACTTGCAAAACCATATATCTTTGAACCAAATGACAAAATCACACGTGATGAAATTAAACAACAGGTTGAAAGTTTGATGGTAGAACTTGTAGGACTTAGAGCAATTTTTGACTACTTGGTAGTGTGTGACGAAACAAACAACACACCTGCAAGAATTGACAGAAACGAGCTTTATGTAGATATTGCTATTGAACCAGTGAAAGCAGTAGAATTTATCTACATTCCACTACGTCTTAAAAACACAGGAGAAATTGCAAGTCTATAATATCATAAAGTAGGGGGTTTTTGATAATCCCCTACAAATGATAAATACTTGTGAATAGGAGTAATAAATGGCAATCTCATCATTATCAAAATTAACAGTTCCATTAGCAACAAATGACAGCGCAAGCAGTCAAGGTTTGTTAATGCCAAAACTGCAATATCGTTTCCGTGTTACACTTGAAAATTTTGGCGTATCAACTCCAACTACAGAGTTAACAAAACAAGTTATGGATATAACTCGTCCTACGCTAACATTTGAAAACATGGAAATACCAATCTATAACAGTAAAGTTTATCTAGCTGGTAAACACACATGGAGTCCATTGAGTTTAAATCTACGTGAAGACGTAAACAACAATGTGCAATAACTAGTTGGTGAACAATTACAGAAACAGTTTGACTTTATGGAACAAGCAAGTGCAAACTCAGGACAGGATTACAAATTCGTCACTCGCATCGAAATATTAGATGGCGGAAATGGTGCACTTGGCGTGAATGTTTTAGAGACTTGGGAATGTTATGGTTGTTTTATTACTGAAGCAAACTATAACTCACTTGCTTATGCAAACAACGAACCAGTAAATATTACATTAAGTATTCAATACGACAATGCAATTCAAACTCCTGAAAACACAGGTGTTGGAACAGCAGTAGGCAGATCGTTAGGCACAAACGTCACAGGCGGTGGCTGATACTTAAAATACAGATTGCTATTATAATAAAGGAGTATATAGAAATATATACTCCTTTTTATTTTATACGCAGTTTAAATAAGTGATAAATACAATATGGCAATATTCAGTGGTTTTTTTGATAATTTAATTAAAGGTGCGTTAAGTCCTAAAGGTAATTTAGGAGACTATTCTCACGCATCTAATGTTTTTGTAGACGGAAACATGCGTCTTGCTCCAAAAAACGAAAACTTATTTCATGTAGTTTTAAATATTAATCCACAAATAACTCTAAGTAATTTTGGAACATTTAACAATTCAGTAAAAAGAGAAATAAATTTACTTTGTAAAAGAATCGACTTACCAACCTATAATATTTCTACAACAACACTAAACCAGTATAATAGGAAAAAAGTCACGCAAACAGGAGTTGAATACTCTCCAGTTAGCATGGAATGGCATGATGATAATGCTGGTATAAGTAATTTTTTATGGCAAAGTTATTTTAATTATTATTTCAGTGATGCTACTCATACAACATCAAATGGAACTAGTCCCGAAATAGGAGATCCTGCATATCTAAGAGAAGCAGGCAGAAACACCGGCTATGGAACAGGAAGTGTTTTTCAAAACTATAAATTTGGTTTGGATAGACCTGGTAAAGTTAACAATTTCTTTACAAGCATACAAGTTTTTCAATTGCACCCACAAGATGGCAAACCAACAAACACAAGTTTTACATATATTAATCCTCTAGTAGACAGTTGGGATCATCAGCAAGCTGATACAGCATCTACAGCGTTTAGTTCAAACTCAATGAGATTCAGTTATGAAGCAGTCATTATGGACAGAAACTTCACTGATGTAGGTGTAGTGCCGGCAGGATTTGGAGATTCAAGATACGACACCTCACCTAGTCCTTTGAGTATAAACGGCGGCGGCTCAAGTAGTTTTTTTGGAACTGGAGGTGTGTTAGCAGGAACAACTGCTACCATTAACAATCTCCAGCAAGGTAATGTTTTAGGTGCTCTAATTACTGGTGCTAATACTTTTAGAAACGCAAGGAATTTAAGTTTTAGTAGTCTTGTGTCTGAAGTAATTGCTGGGGGAGAAAATTTATTAGTTGATGCTGTTGGCAATGCAAATTTTACAAGTGCAGCATCCTCTAGAGGTGTTACAAACGCACGACCTAAGGTATTTTAATTATGACAGAAATTCAACAAATACTACAAGACTCTTTAGTAGAAACTAGAGAAGTTTTCAGTAATCAAAACAAAAAATCAATAAGTTTTCCAAGTAATTCAGTAGATGCTGTTGTTGGATTTTTTCAATCACGTGGATTTGAAACTACTGCTGCTCAAAGTGTTGCAAGTGTGTTGTTGACACAAGCTAAAGTTGATGGTGTAAATATTATGGAACTTTTAGAAGATATTAAAACACTTGACAGAGTTAAACTTTCTGATTTAATTACAGCTATACTAAATGCTAATAGATCAAAAATTAGCAAAATTGGTGTGAAAAAAATCAATAACAGTGCAGAGAATTTAACAGCAAGAAACATCATAGTATAATGGCCAAATATGCTCAAGGAAAATATAATCTAAAAAACCCTGAAAAATATATGTCAAATAGAACACCAACTTATCGTAGTAGTTGGGAGTTTGCATTCATGCGTTTTTGCGATGAACATCCAAGTGTAGAAAAATGGGCAAGTGAAGCAGTAAAAATACCTTATCGAAATCCATTTACTGGAAAACAAACTATATATGTGCCTGACTTTTTTATTGTATACACAGATGCAAACAGTAAAAAGCATGTTGAATTAATAGAAGTCAAACCGTTTAATCAAACAGTTCAAGAAAAAGCTACAAGCAAAAATAATAGAGCACATTATTTGTTAAATCAAGCAAAATGGTCAGCTGCAAATGCATATTGTAAACAAAATAAAATACGCTTTAGAGTAGTTACTGAAAATGATATCTTTCATACAGGAAGAAGAGGATAATATTTTATACTAAATAATAGTAGTATTTAATGGAAACTATTATGACTAAAAAACTTGAAGATTTGTTAAATTTACCTGATTCTAAAGAAATAATTGAAGAAGAAAAAACACAATCTGTGCCTGCAGCACATCAAGATACTGTGAGAGATATTGCTGACTTAGATAAAATTGAAGCTGCACTACCGCAGGTAAAAGGTTTAGGCGAATTAGCAGATGCAGAACTCAACGAAGTATCTGAAAAAGCAATGCAAGCATATGAAGATTTAATGGACCTCGGTATGAATGTTGAAAGCCGTTACAGTGGTAGAGTATTTGAAGTTGCAGGCACTATGCTTAAAACAAACCTTGATGCTAAAGTTGCAAAATTAGATAAAAAACTTAAAATGGTAGAACTACAACTTAAAAAAGAAAAAATGGATAGAGACAATTTTGCTAGTCCTACCGGAATGACCGAAGGCGAAGGCTATGTAGTCACAGACAGAAATAGCTTGTTAGAACGTCTTAAAGGGCTAGATAAAGATAAATAAGTTATATAGGAAAATTACAATGAAAAGTTTTACAGAATATCTAACAGAAACACATAAAGTGTATCCATTTAAAATTGGCATTGCAGGAGAACTTCCTGACAAGTGTGAAGAAAATCTTAAAAAATGCCTTGAAAAATATGCTGTAAAAAGTTTGTCAGCGCCAAAGAAAACTCCGATTCAAGAGCGTCCACTAGACTTTCCACAATTGGAAAACTGCGAAGTGTATTACTATGAAGCAGAATTACAGTATCCAAGCACCCCAGACTATATTCAAGAATATATTGGAAACTGTTGCGGTATTGAACAAAGTCATATCATTGTAAGAAGTCCTACCGATCCAAGAGAAGAATATCAAGAGAAAAAAGATGATGGTCCGTATGAGCCTATGTTAACCAAAGAAGAGTTAGAAGGCGTTTCTGCACAGGACCAAGCAGGCGAATCACGTATTATGGATTTGCTAAAAGAATTAGAAACTGCACGTAAAGAAAGAGCAGATGCACAAGATGGATTTAAAATGGAAACAACAAAAGAAGATCCACAAAATAACAAAAGCACAATAGGGAGCTAATTATGAGCAATATGTTAGATATCTTAAGAAACTTTGATGCAGTTGAAAAATCAGTTGCAGAATGTCCTCCGGAAGCTGATGGACAAATGGGTCAACAACCAAGTATTAACATTGCATTAAACGATGCAGAACAAATGGCACAACTACTTCAAGCACTACAAATGGTGCAAAATGCTGAAGCACAAGAAGAAGAAGTTGAAGAATATGACAACGAGCCAGAAGAAGAATATATGGATCTTGACGATGTGCTACCAAGCGGTGATGACTTGCATAAAAAGAAAACTATGTATCCACCAGCAAGCCAAGGCGATAATCCAATGGCAATGGAATCAATCAAAGATCGTTTATGGCAAGCATTAGAAGAAAAAAAAGCAAAACCAGACTTCTTAGATATGGACAAAGATGGCGATAAAAAAGAACCAATGAAAAAAGCCATCAAAGATAAAAAAGCAAAAAAAGGCAAAATGCCTCCGCAGTTTAAGAAATAACTCATCCCCCCAGATACTTCAATAGCGCCTGTTGGCGCTATTTTTTTGAATAAATATTGCTATGGCAACATCATTAGACGGCGTATTAATTAAAAAAGCCAACAAACAAGAAACATTTACAGAAGCACAAGTAGAACACTTACTAAAGTGTATGGATCCTGATGATGGATATTTGTATTTTGCAGAACACTTTGCTCATATACAACATCCTGTAAAAGGACAATTACTTTTTGACCCATATGAGTATCAATTAGGATTATTAGAAAGTTATCATAATTTTAGATTTAATATTAATATGATGCCTAGACAAACAGGAAAGACTACATGTGCAAGTATCTATTTGTGTTGGTATGCTATGTTTAATCCAGATCAAACTATTCTTATTGCAGCACACAAATACACAGGTGCTCAAGAAATCATGCAACGTATTAGATATGTATACGAAACCTGTCCAAACTACATCCGTGCAGGTGTTACAAGTTATAACAAAGGCAGCATAGAATTTGAAAACGGATCACGTATTATTAGCCAAACCACTACAGGTAATACAGGACGTGGTTTATCTATTTCCTTACTATACTGTGACGAGTTTGCGTTTGTGCAACCTAACATTGCGGAAGAGTTTTGGACTTCAATATCTCCTACTCTAGCAACAGGTGGTCGTGCTATTATTACTAGCACACCTAACTCAGACGAAGATACTTTTGCTACTATTTGGAAACAAGCAGAAGATAAATTTGACGAATACGGTAATGAAAATAATGTTGGTATAAACGGATTTCATGCATTTAGGGCAGACTGGTGGGAACATCCTGATCGTGACGATAAATGGAAAGCAGAAGAAATTGGGCGTATTGGTGAAGAAAAATTTAGACGTGAATATGGCTGTGAATTTTTAGTATTTGATGAAACTTTAATTAGTAGTTTGCACCTTACTGTAATGGAAGGTGTTTCTCCTGTAATAAACATGGGACAAACACGTTGGTATAAAAAACCAGAACCAGGAAAAAATTACGCTGTAGCACTAGATCCAAGTATGGGCACTGGAGGAGATAATGCCGCTATACAAGTTGTAGAGTTACCAAGTTATGAACAAGTAGCTGAATGGCAGCATAATACAACCAGTATACCAGGACAAATTCGTGTGCTTAAAGACATATGCACATACTTAGAAACAGAAAGACATGATGATAATGGAATTTATTGGAGCGTTGAAAACAACGGTCTTGGAGAAGCTGCACTACTTGTCATTCAAGATTTAGGCGAAGAAAATATTCCAGGACTGTTTATAAGCGAACCTATACGCAAAGGTCATGTGCGCAAGTTTCGTAAAGGGTTTAATACAACTCATAGTGCAAAAGTCACTGCATGTGCAAGAATGAAAACTATGATTGAAAATGAAAAATTAAAAATACATAGCAAGCCATTTATAAGTGAACTCAAAGCATTTGTTGCAACAGGAAGTAGCTATCAAGCAAAACCGGGTGCAACTGACGATTTGATTAGCAGTATGTTACTTGCATTACGTATGATTGGAGTGATGAAAGATTGGGATCCATCAATCTATAATAGTTTCACACAAATGGAATCCTCTATAGACGAAGATTACGAAATGCCAATGCCTATCTTCGTTAGCAGCAACTATTGATAAATACTTTACTATGAATAAGTTTAAAACATTTGCATCTGATATGTTCAATAAAATTAGAGGACGTTTTACCGACGTTACCATTGGTGACGAAAATGGTAATGTAACAAATATACCTGAGGATGCAAGGTTTTTTGAGTTCAGTTACAACGCTCAAGGCAATGAATTGGGCAAAGTAAGTGTATCGTTAGACGAAGAAAATGGCGTAACAGTAATTGTTGCAAAAGATTTAGTGTTAAATCAAGTAGAAGCAATACAAGATGATTGGTATAATTTTTTAAAAGAATTAAGATATTTTGCCAAAAAACGTATGCTTAAATTTGACGTTAGAGATATTAACAAATCAAACCTAGACAAAAGAGATTATGAATACTTAGCGCAAAATCGCCCCGGAGAAAATACAATGTCAGAATCTAAAATGTATGGTAACGAAACAAGAAGTTATCAAAAAATTGGAAAGGCAAGAATAGCAATCAAGCATTCTGCTCCAATCAATGTAGAAAGTTCTAATAGCAGAACCAGCAAAATTGGCTCAATTTATATTGAATCACCAACAGGTGAAAGATTTAAATATCCATACAAGCATTTAGCTGGTGCAAGAGCAATGGCATTACATGTAAACGAAGGCGGTCATATGTATGACGACTTTGGCAAATACATCTCCGGTTTGTCAGAAGAAATGTCTAAATTGCGCAAGTTTAGCCAATACATGAATCGCAGTAGTGTAATGGCAGAAACATTAGAAGGCTACACAGATATTGTAAAAGGGCGTATCAAAGAAGTAAGACAAGAAATACAAAACTTACAAAAACCAGGCTATTACAAAGAAGCAAGTGAAAACTATGAAGTTGCTGTCATGGAAGAAGTTCCAACCGATGTATCTGATGCATGGGTTGATCAACTTACTATCAAGCAGTTTAACGAAGAATTAAAAGATGTGTTTCCATACATTTATAATTTAGTAGGCACAAGCGTAGTAGAAACAATTGACTTAGATGATATATTAGACGAAGGCTATATGAAAGGCTATAAAGAATATCATTGTAAAGACTGCGGATGCCAAATGCACAACTGTAAACCAGGATGTGATTGTTCACATGATTCTCATGACGAAACTGGTTCGTGGTGGAGAGACGCAGACGGCAATGGTGTTCCTGATGCATTTGAATCAACAAACAAAGTTGACTACAATAGAATTGTAGAATTAGCAATTGATAAACTAATGGGTCAGTTTGCTGAAGAAGTAAACGAAGCAAAAGCAAAACCAGGGTATTGCTCAGACGATTGCTGTGGTGCAGACGTAAAAGCAGAAGATTGCACATGTGCTCCAACATGCGAACACTGTGATTGTAATAAAGATAAAAAAGAATCAGACGATGATACAATGGATGTCAAAGTAGGCCCACAAGGCATGGAACCAATGGATCAACCTCAACAACCAGAATTACCAATTGGAGAGTTCATTCTATCTTACTTTGATAGAGAAAACGGAACATTTCCTAAAGGCGAAACAGCAGTATTAACCATGGTAGAAAAGCAATACGGCGAGCAATATGTTGAACCGGCTGCTAAATTTATGAAAAAAGTAGAAACTACTATAGCACACAAAAAGGCTGAAGAAACGGCAAACAGCCGCTATCCAGAAACTGAACTGGCTAAACAAGGCGAAATTGGCGAACGTTCACAATTTGAATTATACAGAAATAGCATCGTATTGTATGATCCAACTACAATGGAAGTGAAAAGAACATATCCATTAGGTCATGGTAAACGAGCAAGCGCAGACGCAGAAAAATTAGACTTAATTGCTACTGACGGTGCTAGGTATATGGAACTTGTCAGAGACAAAAAACGTATGGCAGCACAAGACACTGAAAAATCAGCAGAGCTACCAAAAGCACAAGAACCAAAAAAACCAGGCGCACTAGATAGATTAAAATCGTTAGCCGGTTTAAGTTAATCGGCTAACTTTTTGATATTATTGTCAAAAAAACACTTGACAATGATAAATAGATTGTGTAGTATAACTATTATGTGCTACACACTTAGGCACAAATGCATAGGCAATTATAAGGAGGCATAACTATGGCATCATTAGCTGAAATTAGAGCAAAACTAAAAGAACAAGAGAACCGTGCATCAGGCACAAGTTCAAGCGGCGGCGACAACGCAATTTACCCATTTTGGAATATGAAAGAAGGCGACACTGCAACGTTGCGTTTCTTGCCTGATGGCGATGCATCAAACACTTTCTTCTGGAAAGAACGTTTGATGATCAAACTTCCATTTGCGGGTGTAAAAGGCGATACAAGTTCACGCCCAGTTCAAGTGCAAGTTCCATGTATGGAAATGTATGGTGAATCTTGCCCAATCCTACAAGAGGTGCGTGGTTGGTTCAAAGATCCAAGTCTTGAAGACATGGGTCGTAAGTATTGGAAAAAGCGTTCTTACATCTTCCAAGGTTTTGTTGTAGATGATCCATTAAAAGAAGATTCTCAACCAGAGAATCCCATTCGTAGATTCATCATTGGTCCACAAATTTTCCAATTAATCAAAGCAGCACTAATGGATCCTGATATGGAAGAACTACCAACAGATTATACTGCTGGTGTAGATTTCCGTTTGTCAAAAGGAACCAAAGGCGGTTATGCAGATTATGGCGCAAGTAATTGGGCACGTAGAGAGCGTCCACTAGGTGATGCAGAGATGGCAGCAGTAAACACACACGGTCTGTTTAATCTAAACGACTTCCTTCCTAAAAAACCAGGCGAAGTTGAGCTTAAAGTTCTTACTGAAATGTTTGAAGCAAGTGTCGACGGTGAAGTATATGATCCAGATCGTTGGAGCAATTATTTCCGTCCTAGCGGAATGGCTGCACGAACAGGTGACCCAGTAGCACAAGCACCAGCAGCACCAACACCTTCTCCAGTAGAAGATGACATTCCTTTTAAGTCAACTGAAGAAGCAGCAGCAGAAGCAGCACCTGCTCCAGCAGCAGCACCTGCTGAATCTGCAGGCGGCGCAAGCGACATTCTTGCAATGATCAGAGCACGTCAAAATCAGTAAAAACAACGCTGTAGGCTTGTTTTTTAGTAAACAAGTCTACAGCCTTTACGCTTTTTAGGAGGTATGTATGGCTACAAAATCTTTTGATCCTAGTAAGTTTAGGACACAACTTACAAAGAGTATCACTGGTATGAGTGCAGGCTTTAATGATCCAACAGATTGGATCAGCACAGGTTCTTATGCACTTAACTATTTAATTAGTGGAGACTTTAAAAAAGGTATTCCACTAGGTAAAGTGTCTGTTTTTGCAGGAGAAAGTGGCGCAGGTAAAAGTTACTTTTGTTCTGGAAATATTGTAAAACATGCACAAGATCAAGGTATTTTTGTTGTTCTTATTGACAGCGAAAATGCATTAGACGAAGCATGGTTGCAAGCTCTTGATGTAGATACATCTGAGAGCAAACTACTTAAACTAAACATGTCAATGATCGATGACGTTGCTAAAACAGTATCAACATTTATGGCAGATTACAAAAGCATGGATGAAGACGATCGTCCTAAAGTATTATTTGTTATTGATAGTTTAGGTATGTTGTTGACACCTACTGATGTTGATCAGTTTAGCAAAGGTGACATGAAAGGTGACATGGGTAGAAAGCCCAAGGCACTTACTGCATTAGTCCGTAATTGTGTAAACATGTTTGGTTCACACAACGTTGGACTAGTTGCAACTAACCATACATATGCATCGCAAGATATGTTTGATCCGGATGATAAGATTTCAGGCGGTCAAGGCTTTATCTATGCTTCTAGTATTGTTGTTGCCATGAAGAAGCTAAAATTAAAAGAAGATGCAGATGGTAATAAAACTAGCACAGTCAACGGTATTCGTGCAGGGTGTAAAGTTATGAAAACACGTTACGCTAAACCGTTTGAAGGTGTGCAAGTAAAAATTCCTTATGAAACAGGAATGGATCCATATAGTGGACTTTTTGATTTGTTTGAAGCAAAAGGTCTATTAGAAAAACAAGGTAATCGCTACAAGTATATTGATAGCGCCGGAGAAGAAACACTAGAATATCGCAAGAACTGGACAGGTGAACTACTCGAAATGGTCATGGCAGATATGCCGCAAAAAGAAGCACAGATGGTAAATACCGACAATGCAATCGAAGAAGTTGTAGACCATGACGAGGAGCCTGTAGTCAATGAATGAAGATCAAATAGTTGATGTTTGGAACTTGTTTAAAAATTATTTAGACAAAAAACAAATCGATATTGTAGCAGAAAAATTTATTGATATGTTAGCAGACTATGGTGTTGATGATTTAACATTAAAAGAATGCTTAGGCACAGATAAAATTTTAGATGCCGCAATACAATACTATTTAGAAGATGACAGCGATGTTGACTATGATGATGACTACGAATGGGATGAATAATGGGATGGTATTCTGAAGTATCAAGAAACATTGGCAAAATTCCTTCTGCAATACAACACTTTGAAACTGAATTAGATTTAGCAAGAAAAGAATGTAAGTTAGTAGGTAATGTTGAAAAAGCAGCAGCTGAAATGCCAGGTATTGTTGAACATCGTTTCAATCAACTTCAAGAAATTGAAGCAATTCTAAACTATTTAAATATAGAGCTACGCAGATTGCGTAGCTCTTATTTTAAAAAATATCTTGAAAACTATCAACGTGCATTAAGCAGTCGCGATGTAGAACGCTACGTAGACGGAGAAGCTGACGTTGTTGATTATGAAAAGATTATAAACGAATTTGCATTATTACGTAATAAATGGTTAGGCGTTTTAAAAGCTCTTGATCAAAAGCAATGGCAGATAACTAATGTTGTAAAATTACGTGTAGCAGGAATGGAAGACGCAACATTATAATGGCACATAGTAAAGAATATTTAAAAGAACTTGAAAAGTTACATAGTAAGTCTAATTTTGGAAGTGGTAAAGAAATACCAAAACCTGTTGTAGAATTACTTGACTCAGGCGAAATACAAAGTATGTTAGACTTTGGTAGTGGTAAAGGTCTAACATCATTAACAATAAAAGAAAAATATCCACATATTAAATTATACACATATGATCCAGTAACAAGTCCTATACAGTTGCCAGATCAAGTTGATTTAATATATAGTAGCGATGTTTTAGAGCATATAGAACCCGACTTATTAGAAGCTACATTAAAAGATCTTTTTGCAAGAGCACAAAAATATCAATATCATCTAATTGCTTGTCATCCAGCTAAGAAGAAATTAAGTGATGGTAGAAATGCACACTTAATTATTGAAGAACCTACATGGTGGAAACATAAACTTTCTGAGTATAAATGGAATATACAGTATGAAAAAACTACAAAGAAAAGACAAAGAGAAAAATTTGGAATCTATGTTCAAAAGTATATTACAGTGTTAAAAAAATGAAATTAGTTTATAACTATTGGATGCCTAATTCAGATAATCATTTCGAACGCTTGATTGCAAAGCGTATCAAAAAAGGTGGACCGCCTGAATATCAAGACGATGTAAGAGATGTAGCGTATAGATACGTTGATGATTTTAGTTTAGCAATTGATGTTGGCGCAAATGTAGGCTTATGGGCAAAACCTTTAACTAGAAAATTTGATCGTGTAATTGCATTTGAACCACTCGAACAAGTATATACTTGTCTTGAGCGTAATGTAAACGGATTGCCAGTCGATATCAATAGATTTGCATTAGGCAGTGTAAACAGCACAGTTGAAATGGTATACGATGCAGAAAACACAGGTGGTAGTTTTGTAAGTGAAGTTGGCACTGGTAGTATACAAATAAAAAGATTAGACGATTTAAATCTGCCAAAATTTGGATTACTTAAAATAGATTGTGAACGACATGAACTTGAAGTTTTAAAAGGTGCAATGAACACAATACTTAAATACAAACCAATTATAGTTTGTGAACAACAAGCCGACACAAATGAATGTGCAGGTATGTTTTTAAAATCATATGGTGCATACGAAATTACCAATGTCAGAAAAGACTATATCTTTGGGTGGCGTTGATTAAATATCTTTATGACAACAGTATTTGTATCTGGCGGATTTGATCCACTTCATAGCGGACATATTGAATATTTTAAAGCAGCAAAACAATTAGGAGACACTCTCGTAGTTGGAGTGAATAGCGATCCATGGTTGGTTCGTAAAAAAGGGCAAGCATTTATGCCCTTTGAAGAACGTGCTAAAATTATTGAAAATTTAGAAATGGTTGACAACGTAATGCTAGTTTCTGACGATGATACAGGAGGAACTAGCAAAGCTATTGGATATTTACTACAAACAACTACTGGAAAAATAATTGTTGCTAACGGTGGAGATAGAATCAACGGAGACATACCGGAACAAAAAGTATACGGTAATCATCCTGATGTTGAGTTTGTTTTTGGTGTAGGTGGAGAAGATAAAAAGAACAGCAGTAGTTGGATTCTAAAAAACTGGGACAAGCCTATAACTAAACGTGCTTGGGGTGAATACAAGGTATTGGATCGCAACGGCGAAT